TTGTCCAACAACACTTTTTGTTCTTGTGTTGGTCTTAATTCAAAGCGATATGTCCTATGTATTGTTTTCACGTTTACAAATATACTCCTTTTATACTAAATACGCAAGTTTTTGTAAAAGTTCCGTGTTTGGGTAAAAACTTTCACAAAAACTTTCTTCATTATGTCTAAAAAATCACAGTACATTTCTACAAATCGTTCAAAGCATTACCTAAAGTGTCATCTCATTTTCGTTTGCAAGTACCGTAAAAAGTTACTTGTCGGTCAGTTAAAAGAAGATATGCGTTCCATCCTCTTAAACATTACTTCTAATTCAGATTTTGAAATTGAAGTGTTTGAATCTGATTTAGACCACATCCATTTTCTTATTCGTTATATCCCTCGTCTTTCAATTACTTCTATTGTTCGCAAGTTAAAACAAGAATCTACTTACCACATTTGGCGTTCTACACATCGTTCCTTTCTATTCAAGCATTTTTGGAAGGAAAGAACTTTTTGGTCAGATGGTTATTTCGTTTGCTCTATTGGTGAGGCTTCTCCAGATACTATCCGTCAGTATATCATCACTCAGGGTTAGTCGCTTACATCCCACAAACTAAAGATTTGTGGGTTTTACGCTCCGTAGTATAAAACTTGGCTCCCTCGGAGCTGCGTTAAGATCATCGATCCCGACACCATCCTGCTACAGGAGTTGCTATAAATAGTTTATATCTTTTTACCTAAAGCCGTATTAGTGTAATACGGCTTTTCCTATATTTGGGGTTAATCAACACCAAACCGCAATGAAGCCGAAAGTTATAGAAGTAAGCATAGATGAGCTAGTTCCCGACAACCTGAATGCCAACAGGGGCACTGAGTACGGTACGCACCTGCTGGAGAAGTCTTTTCGGGAGCTGGGTGCTGGCCGTTCTCTACTGCTAGATAAGAACAACCGCATCATAGCGGGCAACAAATCAACAGAAACGGCGGCGGCCATTGGGCTAAAGAACGTAATTATCGTTGAAACCGACGGCACTCAGCTAGTGGCTGTAAAGCGGACGGATATCGACCTCGATTCCAAGCAGGGGCGTGAGCTGGCTATTGCCGATAATGCCACCAGTAAGGCGAATCTACAGTGGGAACCACAGGCTATTGCCAAGATTGAGGAGGGATGGGGCGTAGTACCAGCCGACTGGGGCATTCCCGATTTTGATGAGCCCGAAGAGCCAGAGGAGGACAATGAACCAACTGAGATTTCCCTAACCGTTCAGTCCGATGACCCTGTAGCCCTTCGGCTCTTATCCGTTGAGCTTCAGGAGCGGGGCTTTAAGTGTAACCTAAAGGAGTAGCGATATGCCAAGGTATAATAAGCGAATAGTCAAGAGGATATGCGACCTAATCAGCAGGGACACATACACCATTGCCGAGATTTGTGCAAATGTCAACATATCAGAACGTTGCTATTACGACTGGCAATCGAAGCATGCAGAATTTGCAGAATCCATCGCGCGCGCACGGGAAAAGTTCGACGAAATCATTGTGCAGGAAGCCAAGAACTCCCTGCGCAAGAAGATCACGGGCTACACCGTGCAGGAGAAGAAGGTGGTGATGGTGGAGGGTAAAGCGGGACCCGATGGCAAGACCAAGCCCAAGATCAAGGAGCAGGTAACCATCGATAAGCATTTCCAGCCCGATACGGCCGCCATCATATTCGTATTGACGAACAAGGCGTCTGACGAGTATAAGAATCGCCAAAACACGGAGTTAACAGGCAAGGATGGGAAAGATCTCTTTAAGAGCTTAACCGACGAGGAACTGGATCAGCGCATAGGTGAATTTGAGCGAAAGCTTGGGAAAAATGGGGATGAGCAAAAGTGAAAAGTTGGCCTACATAGAGGCGCTGCGTGAGCGGCTGATTCGGCAGAGCCGTGGCAGCTTGCTAACGTTCACCACGGCCACCATGCCCACGTTCGAACCCGCCCCTTTTCACATTCGGTACTACAACGTTCTTAACAAGTTTGCAGACGGCAAGATCAAGAAGCTGATGGTGTTCATGCCGCCTCAGCACGGTAAAGAAATCAGCGACAGCACACCTGTTCTTACCCCAAACGGCTTTGTTCGACATGGAGATTTGAAAGTCGGTGACTATGTGTTTGGACGCAATGGACGGCCGGTGCAGGTGCTTTGGGTGTCAGAAAAGGTGATGTCTGAATACGATGTTACATTCTCTGACGGCGCAGTGATTCAATGTCATGGCAACCATGAATGGGTTGTTTACGACAGGAGTTATGCAGCAGAAAGAAGGCTGGAAACGAAGTATCTTCTTTCGCAGAAGCTTGCTTCCGGTACAGAAGGCAAAAGAGGTCACAGATACCGATTCCAGGTTGATGCAAATGTGCAAATTCAGCTTCCTGATGCAGATCTGCCGATTCACCCTTATGTTCTTGGCGCATGGCTTGGTGACGGAACATCTGTCAGTGGTTGCATAACGCATCACAAAGACGACATTGCTCATATCGACAAGGTCGAAGGCATTGGTTACAGCAAGGGAGCTGTTAATGTCCATAAGACAACAGGAGCCATAAGAACTTGCTTTTTGGGTTTGCAGAGCCAATTAAAAGCATCCGGGTTGTTGAACAATAAGCATATTCCAGAAGCCTATTTCAATTCGTCTTTTCAACAAAGGCTTGAACTGCTTGCCGGACTGATAGACACTGACGGGTATATTTATCACAAGAACGGTCGTGTTACCTTCTCAAACATCAACAGACGACTTATTGATGATGTAAAAAGGCTTGTTCTTTCACTTGGATGCAGAGTTACTTCCTGCGAGTTTGAACCGATAATATCAACATCAGGCATCAATGGAAAGAACATTGTCCTGCAGGTATCTTTCAATCCAAGCTTTGAGATTCCTTGCGCTCTGAAAAGAAAGCAATCTGTCAGCATAAGTCCAGCTATAAGGAGAAGGGCCATTGTTTCAATCGTCAAAGCAAAGAACCCGGAACAGGGCAACTGCATCGAAGTCGAAGGCGGAATCTACCTGGTTGGTGAAACACTTATTCCGACACACAACTCGGAAGGATCCACAAGAAGGCTTCCTGCTTACATTCTTGGAAGAAGACCTGACACCAAGGTTGCTGTCGTTTCCTATTCGGCCCCTAAGGCACGCAAGTTCAACAGGGAGATACAACGGATCATTGACACGGAGGAGTATGCTGAGATATTCCCCAGCACCAAGCTAAACGCTAGCGACATCACCACTGTGGCAGGGGCTTGGCTACGAAATGCCGACGAGTGCGAGATTGTGGGGCATAGGGGCGGTTTTAAGACCGTTGGCGTGGGTGGCCCCCTAACTGGTGAGCCTGTGGATATGCTGATTATGGATGACATCTACAAGGATGCCAAAACGGCATGGTCGCCCACGGTGAGGGAATCGATAGAGGATTGGTACGACACCGTTGCAGAAACGAGGCTGCACAACGACAGCCAGCAGCTTATCGTGTTCACCCGTTGGCACGAGAATGACCTAGCCGGGCGATTACTGGAGCAGCAAGGGATTTACGACCCCGTAACCAACCCCAACGGGTGGGTAGTGGTAACCTATCAAGCCATTAAGGTGGGTAAACCAACGGCTTACGACCCAAGGGAGGAGGGCGAACCCCTCTGGCCAGAGCGGCATAACCTGGAGAAGCTAAAGGCGGTAAGGAATAGGAATAGCCACGTATTCGAGTCGCTATACCAGCAGGATCCCAAACCGCTACAGGGGCTAATGTACGAGCAAGGCTTTCGAGAGTACGATGTGATTCCCTACTCGGCCAAAATGGTGCGAAAGAACTATACCGATACGGCGGATACTGGCGACGATTACTTGTGTTCCATCTGCTTTACCGAGACAGAGGATGCCAACTACGTGACCGACATCTTGTACACGCAGAAACCGATGGAGTACACCGAGACGAAAACGGCCGAGATGCTCACCAAGCACCAAACGCAGGTATGTATTATCGAGAGTAATAACGGGGGGCGTGGGTTTGCCCGCAACGTGGAGAAGCAGGTAAGGGCGCTTAACAACACCAAGACCCGCTTCAAGTGGTTTCACCAGAAGGATAACAAGGTGGTGCGCATATTCAGCAAATCGGCCGATGTGCAGAATATGACCTACTTCCCAAGGGGGTGGGACAAGATGTGGCCAGACTTTTACCA